GTAAATTGTATTAAATTTTTAGAGTAAAATTTTATAAATGCAAAGGGAACGAAATCAATTCGTTCCCTTTATATATAATAAATATCAAACAACTGCCTTATATCTTTTTGGAAAACTGTGTCCAATATGAGGCATATCCATTTTTTTTACTTTACCATTTTCAACAAGAAATTCAACGATAGGGAAATTGTATTTTTTAGGTTCTCCACTCATCAAGGAAACACCAATTCTTAAATTAGTAAATTTTTTGGCGATCTTTTCAAGATCTTTTCTGAGTTGTTTTTCGTCAAGTAATTTATTAGAAGAATCAACATAACCAATAGTTCCATCTGGATGACACCAATCAACAGCAAATAAATTATTTAATTCGCAAAATATTCTAATATTATTTGCCATTTCAGGATCAACAGGTAAACCAGTTATAATTAATTGATTCATTTTATTTTATTTTTATACTTAACTTTGAGGTTAACTATGAAAGAAGAAACAATAAATCTTCCAGAAATTGTAAAAAAATACATTGATGAAGTGGGGCAAAAGTATTCAAAAAAAGAAATTAAACTTGTTTTAAAATCCAAATCTAAACTTATGAAACTAATTGGATGGTTTTTTTCTGTTACTAAAATAAATCCAAAGTTTTTGAGCAATTACTATACAACATTGGGAAGCACAATATATATACCAGACAAAGCATTAAGTGCAAATCTATTTGATCTGTTAGGTGTTATAATTCATGAATGTATTCATATAAAAGATCATTCAAAATATGGAATGTTATTTGTTATTTCTTATTTGTTTCCACAAATACTAGCAGTATTTTCTTTGTTTTCTTTATTGGCAATTTGGTTTTCTAAATTTTGGCTTTTGTGTCTTTTATTTTTATTATTTCTAACGCCTCTTCCAGCATGGTTTAGATACGTTTGGGAAATAAGAGCTTACAGAACAAATTTACTTTTATTTTTAAATGAAAATGATGAGATAAAAGAACAAATTAGAAACTGGATTATTTCTCAATTATCAAAACAATATTATTATTTTACTTGGCCTTTTCCAAAATTTATTGATAATGATCTTAAAGATATGAGTTTTGTAAACGATCCTGAATATATTGAAATTCAAGATTTTCTAAAGAAATATAATTTAATCTAATAAAATTTTTTTGTTTGCCCAGAGGGTTTTTCTTTAGTTTCTTTGGCGGTGACTACTTCTTCATCATTTGTTGTTTTTTTGTACATTCTCAATTCATTTTTAAGTGTTTTTAGTTCGTTTTCAATTTCTTTAATTTTTTGTTGTTTTGTTTCATGACAATTGCAACTATAATATGTTTTTGGCAATGTGTTAATTAATTTTGTTACTTGATCAATCCAAATTGGAGCACCGCATTCTGGGCAAGTGCTTACTCTTAAAAAATTTCCTGTTTTCAGATTTTCTTCTTTCATTTTATCACCAGAATTACTTTTTATTATATTATAGTTTATAATCATAATTAAGGATATGAAAATAAAAGAAATAATTTCAGAGCAAATTGATTTTTATTTGTCAATTCTTAGAAATAAAATTATATTTGAACAAGAATTGCCTAATGTTTTTTCAAATCAAAATAAAGAAAATCAAACAACAGGAGAAAATAATCCTGTGAATAATTTGGGAGATCCTAATTCAGGATTGCCAAATGAAACAGAAAATGAGAAATCGGATGATGATACTGACATTGATAGTGCCAATACTGAAGAAGAATTGATCGATAAGTCATTTGAAAAATTAAAATCAATTGCGAAAAAAACAGAAGATATAGCAGAAATTATTTCTGCAATAAAAGGTATGGCACAAGATATTTTTAGTACTCCAGATGCACCAGATGCAACTAAACCAGATATTAATTTGTTATTTAAAAAAATAATGGATGATAAGAAACCATCAAGTAATTTATTAAAGAGAGCATTAAAACGTCAAGAATTGAAATTTTTAAAAAAATAAAAACAATTATGAAACAAAGAAAATTAAGGAGAAAATTAGAATGAAAATAAAAGAATCTGAGATTAATAAAATGGTAGAAAATATAGTTAATAAAATTATACCACTAAAAGAAAATAATGATTTTACTGCGATTCGCAGAATACAACATGCGGCGGCTGAATCAGTAATGAATTTCGAAGATGTGATTATAAAACAATTAAAATTAATTCATCCAGATAAGATGTCTCCAGAAGTTCAAGAAGCTTATATTAAAATTATGGAAGAAATGAAATCAAAAGTTGTTAGAGCAATATTAGATGCTTTAAGCAAATTAGAATCATTCCCAAGAGAAAAAGATGTAACAAAATAATATTATAACATTAAATAATAATAATTGATTCTAATATACAAATTTCAAACATAATAATATTTTTGTGTTAGTATAATAATGTATTAAAATAATGGAGTTTGTAAATGTCATCAGAAGATAGAACAAGTTTAGCGGAAGCTACTAGAGCAGCTAGAGAAGCGGTTATGGCAGCTGGTGGAGTCGCTAAAATAAATGATGGAGTTACTTTACCACCAAATGTGACGCAATATAGTCCAACTCAAGGTCTTTTGGAATTTGATTTACCAGTTGAAAGTCCAACTCTTCCTTCGCAGGGGTTATTATATGATAAAGAACCTTTAAAAGGTGCCAAAACTCTTGATATTAAAGGAATTACCACATACGAAGAAAACATATTGGTAAATCAAGCATTGATTAAAAAAGGAACAATGTTAAGTCATTTGATTTCTTCTTGCTTAATTGACAAAAGAATAAATGTTGCAGATTTAGTTTCAGGAGACAAAAATGCTCTATTAGTTGCTATTAGAGCTGTTGGATATGGCGTTGATTATTCTCCTGAAATTAGTTGCCCTGCTTGTGAAAAGAAGCAACCATTTCATATAGACTTATCAAAATTACCTTTGAAACTGTTAGATTTAAGTAAACTAAATCAAGTTGAAGAATATAAAAATGAATTTTACGTACAACTTCCAGCATCTAAAAAGAATATTACGTTTAAGTTTTTAACAAGTGGCGAAGAGGAAGCAATGCTCGCTGAAATGGAAGCGAGAAGAAAAAAAGGAATTGCAGAACAACCAATTACTCAAAGAATGTTTGCAATGATTCAATCAGTTGAAGGTCGAAGAGATAGATCGTTAATAATGAAATTTGTTTCAAACATGTTAGGCATGGATTCTGTTTTCTTAAGAAAATATTACGATGATCACGAACCAGGCATTGACATGTCAAGTGAATTTGTTTGCTCAGGTTGTGGGCATACGGAGGTGTTGACCGTTCCAATCGGTCCCACGTTTCTTTGGCCTAACGCCAGAGGATAAAGAAGCAGTAATACTAGAACCTTTTTTTCTTTTAACCTATTATTGTGGCATGGATTGGAATACGTATTTAAGATTTCCTGTTGCTTATAAAAGATGGTTAATTGATAGAATAGGAAAGGAGATATCGAAAGCAGCTGAAAATAAAAATGATATACCAACCAAAGCGCCACATCATAACACTTCATATATAAGATCTTTAACTGGGAAAACAAAACCGTTTCAAACGCCAGCAAAGATTCAAAGATTTACATAAACAACATAATAAATCTCTATTTAATTTAATAAATGGAGATTTATTATGGGGCAAAAATTAAACAATTTTTATTTGGCGAAAGCAATTGAAGATTTGTCTAAGTATTTTTCTTTGACAACATCTGAACAAGCTTCCGCACAACTTGCTTTTCAAGCAATACAAGGTTTCGGAGATAGAGTACCAAATAGAACATTTCAAGAGGATCCAGTAACTACAGCTCTAATGGATCTTATTATAAATACAAATTTCGGAGCTGTTCCAGTGTTTAATAATAAACCAAATAGCGGAATTGATTTATTAAGAGCGTTAGATCAACTAACAACACAAACAAATTCTGAACGAGCAACGGGTAACGGTCGCACTCTATTACAAAATTTTGCAAACACGGTAAGAATTTATCATGCGACAGATTTTCCTGGAGCCCCAGAAAAACCATGGTCATTTCCGGTAATACCAGAAATGCTTGGAATAGGACAAAACCAAGGTAATGAAACGATAAGAAGATTAAGTGCAATTCAATTAAACACTCCGAGAATAACTCCAGCTAACAAATATGCTCAGGCAATTAGTGTGTTTATGAATGGAATACCAACAATTGAAATGACAAGAGCGGTTCCTTATATTGATGTTAGATTTCATTTTGGAAGAGAAGCAATTGATTCAAATGGTCAATTAAATGCAACTTCTATTTTTAAATTTCTTGAAGGAGCCGTCAATGTTAGAAACGGAAGCCCTTTAGAAAAACTTGCTTTAGGTAATAGAATAGCCGGTTCAATAGAAGGTTCAAGAAATAATTCTGGGTTTTTATCTGTTGCTGGAATGGAACTTTTTACTTCACCACAAACAATGGTGAATGGAAACACTCCAAATCCAAGTTTTTCTAGAAATGACACTGCCGAAAGAGTTGTACCAGTTTTAGATAAATTTAGACCTTTTATGACGTTTAAAAGTTTAACAATAGATATTGCTCCTTCTGTTGGTTTAATGTCATTTAAAACAGCAAAAATGGAATTTATATTGCATGATAGATCAAGATTACATGAAATAGCAGATTTAATAAAACCTGATCTTTATGGTACAACAGAATTGTTAATTGAATATGGTTGGTCTCATCCAGATCCACCATCTTCTGGCAATCCTTATGCTGTATTATTAAATTGTACAAGAATAAAAGAAAAATATGGTATAAGAAATATAAGAATAAGTTTTGATGATGTTGGTCAAGTTATTATAAATCTTGATCTTTTTACAAAAGGTGTAAACGAACTTGCAACTGAATCAATTGCAACTGCATCAGAAGGAACAAAAAGAGCTATTCAAAATGTTGAAAGATTATCAGAAGCAATAAGATTACTCAGAGAAAGAGTTTTTAGGAATAATGGAACTGAGAACGGCACTTCTTCCGGTAGAGAAATACGGGGAATTCAAATTCTTGAAGCCGCTTCCGATATTCAAAACAATATTAGGTTATCGCCTCAAATTTTAAATAATCTTAATGATTTAGAGAGAAGTTTAAGAACATCAAGAGGAAGGCCTGAAGTTAGAGAACTTTTAAGAAACCTTAGGGAATTATACAATACAAGAACTTCAAGTCAAAGAATAAATACAAATAATTCTAATGTTAACACTGGCGGAGCTTTGTTACAATTACAAACCAGTATACAAAATGAAATAAGAGAAAAATTATCGATTATGAATAATCGTTACGACCCATTTTTTCCACCAGAAAACTTTAAATTACCTGGAGGGAATCGTTCTGATAATGGGAATGCTGAAGAGTTGCCCATTTCAGATCCCCAATTTACAAATGGTCCAAATCCTCTTTTGAGACGTGCAGGTAGAGCGGCAATTGCTAGAGAAAACGGTGCTCCTAGAAGAAATAATGGATTGCCAGATATTAATTTGAGTGGATTTGACAACACATTTTTTTCTCTTGGTAAATTGTTAATGGTTTTTGTTGGATTACCTCTTGCTGCGCAAAAGGACAAATTTTCTGAAGTACAGTTTATTTTTTACCCATTTAACGCATATGCCGGTTATGCCAACGGATTAAATATATCTCAATTTATGATAGATGCGCGATTTTTCATTCAAGAGTATGTTAAATTTAGAATGGAATCATTAAATCGCGCTGGAAATGTTACTTTAAATGAATTTATGCAATTTGTTTCTTCGGTCATTATAGACGATCCAGGTGCTTCTATATATGGGATAGATGATCTCTATGAAAGAGTTAGGGATCGCGAAACAGATACTGAAACATTGCGACCTAGAGGTAACAGTGTTGAATTTCAAACAAGACTTGAGAATAGACTTAGAAGAAAAACTCCAGATGGTTCTTTTAGAATGCCATCAATAAGTTTTTATGTTGAATCTTTACCAAGAAGAATTATTGGTGAAGATCTAAGAAGAGATCCATTGGGATCATTAACAACAGGAGATATTGAAAGTGAAGAAAATGCTCCAACAATTTTAAGAATACATGTTTTTGATCTTCAAACAACTCAATATGATGGTCAAGCTTCTTTATTGGCTTCAGCAAGAGATAATACATTAAGTGCATTGTCTATTATCCCATCAACAAATAATAATGGAGAACCTGCTATTTTAGAAAATCATCGTGGAACAGTGCAGCAAATTATAGATCAAGCGAGAAATGAAGGGATTATAGAACCTATAAGACAAGATCCAGGATTAAATTCTTCTTCAGGTGCTCGTTATTATAGAATAGTTGGCGGTGCCAATGGAATAAAAAATTTTGTTATGAAAACAATGCCTTATATAATTTATGGAGCACAAGCTTCAAATGTTATGAATGCAAGTATAGAATCACAAAATGAACCCGCACTTTCAACAGTAAACATGTTAAGAAATTTAAGAGCATCTCCAATACGAGCAAATGGTGAGCAATTTGGAGGATTGCCCCTTTCTGTTATTCCAATGGAATTAAGTATGACAACAATGGGTTGTTCTCTTTTATCTTTTGGGCAACAAATTTTCATAGATCTTGGAACAGGAACAAGTATAGATAATATTTATGGCATATCAGGACTACAACATAAATTAAGTCCTGGAGAATTTTTAACAGAAATTAAATTTGTTCCACTTGATGCTTATGGCAGATATAGTTCTTTCCTTGAAAGAATAAATGCTTTTGTTACAAATATTAATGATATACAAGGATCAACATCAACATAGTTAAATAACTTTATTTTATTGCATTTGTTTACTAAAATAATGTGTTAATGGATCTGTATTTAAGCAAAGAATACACAGGATTAAATTTTGATATAAAATATGATCCTGTTGAAAATAAAAATATTTTTGTAGAAAATGTAAAAGATGGTTTTGTCGTTGGAACAAAAGAATTTGAAGAAATATCAAAACTTTATGGAATAAATATTCCAAATTTCCCGCCGGAAAAATATATTAATTCATATCGCAATTTATTAAAATTTAGTTCTATATCAAATGTTCCATGGAGATTTTGTATTCCTGAAAAAACATATTTTGACATTTTGTTAAATATAGCAAAAGAAATATATGAATCAATTAAAAATATTGATTTAAGTTATTATGAAATATATAAAAAAGGTCAAGTTGTAATTAATTCTTTAAAACCTGCTAAAATTGATAAAGATTATTATAATAAAATTTTATTAGAACCAAATGTTGAAAGTTTTAAACCTGGGGAAGATGGATTTACTAAATCAATAGTTTATGATAGAACACAAACTGTTACAGGAAGACTAAAAATTGTTAGTGGACCAAATATTTTGAATTTAAAAAAAGAATATAGAAAATTGATTGTATCTAGATTTGGTACAAATGGTTCAATTTATTATTTAGATTTTATATCTCTTGAACCACGACTTTTATTAACACTTACAAGAAATGATATAAATCCTCCAAAAGATATTTATGAATTTATTAAAACATCACAAAATTTAACAGAATATTCTCGTTCTGACATTAAAAATATTGTAATATCCGAGTTATATGGTTCAGGAATATCTTCTATAAAAGAAAGACTACCGAATATTACAGAAAAAAATCTTAATTATTTGATTTCTGCTATAAAAGATTATTTTCAAATTTCTAAATTAAAAGAAAAACTTTTATCAGAATACGAAAAAAATAATAAAGCTTATATTAAAAATTATTATGGTAGAAGAGTATCAACTTTAGAAATAGGGACATATGCTTTAATAAATCGCTTTATTCAAAGTTCTGCTGTTGATGTAGCCTTATTAGGATTTTCCAATATAATTTCAACTATAAAAGAGTTAAACTTTGAAGAAAAAATTGTTCCAATTTTTATTTTACATGATGGTATTTTTTTTGACATTCACAAAGATTTTGAAGAGTTTGTTCCATTGTTAGCTAAAACAGGTTCAAAAAATATTTTAGGATTTGAAAATAAAACTTTTTATATTAATTTTGAAAGAATATTTTAAGAATAAATTCTTTAAATCCATATTACAATCTAGTATCTTCTTGTTATGTTGCAAGAAGAGATACTTTATAAAAATTGGGAAACTTTTCGTACCCAATTAGAAAAATTAAGTGAAAGAACTCCAAACATTGCTCATTTTATTGAGCAATTAGAAGAATTAGAGTTACCAACAACACCAGCTTCTACAAGACTGGATTATGTTTGCGCATATCCAGGTGGTTTAGTTGAACATTCTCTTAGAGTTTTGACATATGTTGCCAAACTTAGAAAAGTTTATGGTCTTGAAAAAGATATCTCTGCTACGAGTGCTATACTTGTTTCTTTGTTGCATGATGTGGGTAAAGTAGGTTATAATAATAAACCTTATTATTTACCTCAAGAAGATGAATGGAAAAAAACTAAATTAGGTCAAATGTACGAAATTAATCAAAAATTGGCATTTATACCAGTTTCTCAACTTTCACTTAAATTATTAACACAAAATTCATTTATGTTAGATCTTGATGAGTGGTATGCGATTTCTAATGTTAGAGATAACACTAAAGACCAGTATTTTTCGAAGTATGAACCAAAACTTTCAATTTTATTAAATCAAGCGATAACGATGGCTTGTTTAGATGGCAAATCTAAACGAGAAGCATCAGTTATTTAAATGAACAACAAATAAAAGACTTTATATAATAATTCAACTACCCTATCATATCTGTTTATTAAAACAAAATCTATACAATAAGGGAAAATAAAATGACAACAAATTATAATTTAGATAAAATTCGTGCAGCTTTATTAAAACAAAAAACTTCAACCAACAAGGAAGCCAAAATTAAATATTACAAACCACAAATTGGCACACATGACATTAGGTTTTTACCGTACCAAAGTAGTGATGGGCACCCGGTTCAAGAAGTTCATTATTATGAAAAAATAAGTCCAGATGGCAAGAGAATTGTAGCACCATATTTTTTTGGTTTACCAGATCCAATTAGAGATATCTATAATGAGCGCAGAAAAGAAAAAAATGGTTGGGTTATTGCCAAACATCTAAAACCAAGGAAACGTTTTTATGCTGTCTTAATTGATAGAAATGCAGAGGTTGAGGGACCACAAGTTTGGGAATTTGGCGAAGATATTCGAGATGCAATTTATACAAAAATGCTATCAAAGGATTATATAGATGAAAATCTTTTTGATCCAATTAATGGATATGATTTTGAATTAACTGTGTCACAGGCTGTAGATGACAGTGGGAAACCAAAAAGTTTCAATGGATTTCCAGTAAAGAAAATGAGACTCGAAATTCGTCGAAAACCTTCACCTTTACACAAAGACAAAGAAATTAGAACTAGATGGATTAATGAAATGCCAAATCTTGAAGAAATTTTCAAGAAACAGGCAAGTAAAGAACCAGAATATTATATTGAATTATTAGAAAATTTCATCACTAAACTTGAAGAGGAGGCTGAAAAGGTTTCTTCAAAAAAACAAACTGAAAGTTCTTCATCTGTAAATTCTAAAAAACCCACAGAGGAAACTTCAAATTTTTTCAAGAAAAAAACATCTGTTGATATAACTGCCGAAGAAGAAGAAGATAATAATGAAGTACTTGATAAAGCTTTTGATGATATTTGAAACAAATTAAAACAATGAAAGGCCGGTGACCAATTGGTTACTGGCCTTTTTATTTCTTTAAAATTATGTTTTTTTATGTTATAAAAAATTTTGGGTAAATTTAGGAGTCAAAAAAATGACCCAGTTAATTAAAAAGAAATTAACACCAAATGCAGCACTTCAAATTGCAACTTCAACAAAAATAAAAAAAGAATCGAATTCATCAACCGCAACAACATCGGAAGATGTTGTAGATTTTATGCATGATTTATTTAAAGGAATTAATAAAGAAATTGGCGAACAAACTCTGATTAATTTAAAAGAAGATGATTCTTATATTTCTGTAAAAAGATTTTTGCCAACGGGATCAAGACAACTTGATACTATTATTAGAAATGATAGAAATGGCGGTATACCAGAGGGAAGAATTATTGAGATTTTTGGTCCAACAGCATCTGGTAAAACAACTTTGGCGTTGCTAATGGCAGCAAATGTTCAAAGAATGGGTGGTGCAATTATTTATATTGATTCGGAACAAGCTTTAAATACAAAAAGAGCAGCAAAACTTGGAGTTGATATAACAAAAAATTTTGGTTATTCACCAACTACAATCACGGAAAAAGTTTTTGATCTTATAGAAAAAGCTGTAATTAGAATAAAAGCAACAGGTAAAGATATTCCTGTGCTTGTTATTTGGGATTCGGTTGCAGCAGCGTTACCAAAAGCAGAAGCTGAGGGAACTCACGAACAGCAAACAGTTGGTTTGCAGGCGCGCGCCTTAAGAAAAGGCTTGAGAAAAATCAATGAACTATTGGCAGGACAAAAAGTTACTTTTGTAATTTTAAACCATGTAACACAAAAAATTGGAGTTTTGTATGGCTCTCCTGAAACTACTACGGGTGGGACAGCAATTCCATTTTGGTCTTCGTTACGTTTAAAAATAGGAAATCCTTCACCAATAAAAGAAGGTGATGAAATTACAGGTGTTACAGTAGATATCAAAGTTGTAAAAAACAAAATTGAAAGAGCTTTTAGAGAAGTAACAATTGACATAAAATTTGACGAAGGCATTCAAGAAGCATCTTATATTTTTGATACAGTGCGTTCATTTTCCGACAAATCAAATGGAGTGGTTTATGAAGATAAAAGAATAACTTTAACAGGCACTGGTGCCTGGAAGGAATTTAAAGTAACTGACATTAACAGTGGTAAAGTATTACTGGAAAAGAAATTTCATAAAGTGGATTTTAAACAAGAAGTTATGGATAACCCAGAAACAAAAGAATATTTTGATATACTTTTTGATGCTGCATATATTATGCATCCAGAAGATAAAGAGCATGCAACTTTCAAAGGACCAGAAGAAAGTGATTCTGTCGAGGAAGTTCCTCCAGCAGATTGATTAAACTAAATTATTTCATTCAAAGTAGAATATTATATAATATAATTACTGATTTTTAACATGGAAAAATTGTAAATAATAATATCCAAAAAAAAGTATCTAATTAAAGAAAATGAAATAATTTCTGTTTATGTTGTGACGACAGCAAAACAAAAATAAAAAATTGTATATATCAATTAATTACAATATCTGATTTATATGAATAAAGACAGTAAAATACAAAATATTAAATTCCAAAACATGTTGGAATTTTTTTTTAAAATTCTTGTAGAAAATTTTAAAAAGGATGTTTAAAAGAATTATTATTCCTTGATATGATTTTTTCAAAAGGGTTTAAATGGTTAATGTTAACCTGTATACTTTGAAACTGAATAAAATATTAATTGTGTAGTTAAATAAAATAATGAGGTTGTTATGAAAACTGAAATAAAATTTGTAAAAACTATACCAGAGGCAAAATTACCACAAAGAAAACATCCTGAAGATGCAGGAATGGATCTCTTTACTATAACTAAAGATTTTATTGAATATGGAAGAGTTACAGCATTTGATACCGGTTTAAAATTAGCAGATGTTGTTACGGATCCTTCAGAAAAAATTATGCTGGAAATAAAACCAAGATCAGGACTTGCTAAAAATCATGGTGTAATTGTACTTGGTGGGATTGTTGATTCTACTTATAGAGGTTCAGTTATTGTTTTACTTTCATCGATTGTACCGGGAACAAAACTAGAAATAAATCCAGGAGATAGAATTGCACAAATGGTTCTTGTAAAAATTATGGATGATAGCAATTCGTTTGTTAGTGAAACAGTTGAGGTAACTCAAACAGAAAGAGGTGATAAAGGTTTTGGAAGTTCTGGTAGATAATAAATAAATTTAGATTTTATACAAATAAGATTTTGCAATTTAGTAAAATCCATTTTGTATAATATAAAAATATAACATAATAACTTATAGAATTTTAGATTAAAATTATTTTTATTAGTTTAAAAAAATAATTTTAATATTTTATTTTTAAATAAAATTTTTAATTAAGTATAAGTATAATTTTTAATATTTAAATTATACAATTAATTTTGTTTATGTTTTAAAAAAATAAAAATAAATTCTCTTTGTTTATTATAGAGATATCTAATAAAAACAACAATTTATTTGGATGCAATATAAATGAGACCAATATTAATAATAGATTCCATGAATATGTTTTTAAGACATTTCATGATGAATCAATCTGTAAATTCTTATGGTGAACCGGTAGGAGGTGTTGTTGGTTTTTTAAAAAATTTAAGATATCTTGTCAAAAATATAATTCCGAGCAAAGTTTATATTGTTTGGGAACAAGGTGGCGCATGTCCTCGTCGCAGAAAAATATATTCTGAATATAAAGCGAATAGATTAAAACAAAAAGATTTTGAAAATCTATATACCGATGAAAACAATAAATTTTATCCAATATTAAATGTAAAAAATAAAACATATCAAATAAAATTGCTCACAACAGCATTAAATAATCTACCAGTCTGTCAATTATATGTTCCAGAGGTAGAATGTGATGATGTAATTACTTATCTTTGTAAAAACAAATTTGAAAATTTAGAAGAAGATAAAATAATTGTTTCTTCTGATAAAGATTTTTATCAATTAATGGAAAATCCAAAAATTAAAATATATGATTTGGTGACAAAAAAAATATTGACACCACAATATGTCAAAGAACAATTTGGAATCTCTGTAAGAAACATAACAATTGCCAGATGCCTGGTAGGAGATAATTCTGATAATATTCCAGGTGTTCCAAAATTAGGTTTTAAAACAATTGCCAAAAGGTTTCCGGAACTTGGTGATGATTTTAATGATTACGACATAGATTGGCTTTTAAATAAATGTAGAGAACTCAATAAGGGCAAAAATCCTCCAAGATGCTATAAAGACATTATAGAAAATGAAGAAATTATTCGTAGAAATTGGAAATTAATGTTTTTGGGTCATAGTGTTCTTAATTTAACACAAATGCAACGCATAGATTATAGGCTTGATAATTTTAAGCCTATAATGAATCATGTGGGTTATTTAAAAACATTTATGGCAGCTAGTATACCTATTACAAGAGAAATTGAAACTGTCGCTGCCGATATGAAATGTTTAATGTTCTAATTAAGCAACAAACATTAATTGTCTTGAAATGATATTAATAACTTAAATTGTTACGATAAACTTATCAATTAGAACAAGGGTATTTTTATGTTAGAAAAAACAGAAAAAGAAGAAAAAGGATTTACTCAATTAGGTAAAAAATTTCAAGAAAAAGTAATGCAAGCCCTTATGGATGATAAACAATGGGCCACTTCATTTATTGAAGTATTTGATGTTGATGAATGTTTTGATTATGTTCCATTAAAAATAATGGCAAAAACATATATTCAATATTTTAAAAAATATAAAGATTTTCCAACTTTTGATCTTTTTGAAACTATAATCAAAGATGAATATTCAAATGCAAATGATACTGTTTTAAGAGAAAGAATGTTGTTTATTCTTAATTCAATTAAAAAAAGAGAAGATTTAAGTGATTTACCTTGGGTAAAGGAAAAAGCATTTACCTTTTGTAAACAACAAATGCTTAAAAAAGCTTTGTTAAAAGGCTCAGAATTAATTATGACCGACAAATATGAATCTGTTGTGGAATTAATGAAAAATGCAATAGCTGCTGGTATGACAACTAATGTTGGTCATGAATATAATGAAGATATTGATGCAAGATATTCTATGACATATAGAAACCCAATACCAACAGGAATTCCGCAGCTTGATGAAAAGAAAATCATGAATGGTGGACTTGGAAATGGTGAATTGGGTATTGTTGTTGCTCCAACAGGTGTTGGCAAAAGTCATTGTCTTGTAGAATTTGGTTGTGGAGCGCTTCTTGTAAGAAAAAATGTGTTTTATTACTCAATGGAGTTAAAAGAAAGACTTATTGGAATTAGATTTGATAGTAGATTAACAGGAATTCCTTCTACAGATTGTCCGGAACATAAAGAAGAAATAAGAGCATATCTTGAAGAAAATAAAGAAAAAATTGGTAAACTTATAATTAAAGAATTTCCAACAAGAAAAATAACTGTTAATACTATTCGTTCTCATGTTGAAAAAATGTCTTTAAAAGGTGTAAAACCAGATATGATTATTATTGATTATGCTGGAATTATTCGTTCAACTGAAAAATATGATTTACCAAGATTAGAAATGCAAGCAGTTATTCAGGAAATAAGAAATCTTGCCCAAGAGTTAAATGTACCAATATGGACAGCTTTGCAATCCAATAAAGAAGGAGCAAAAGCTGAAATTGTAGATACGACAAACATGGCGGAATCATACGGACAAGCAAGTGAAGCCGACTTTGTTCTTGGATTACAAAGGCAAAGTGCTATTAAGTCAACTGGTTATGGTACTTTGTTTGTAGCAAAAAGCAGGCTTGGAATAGATGGCGTTCAATTCAATATCCATCTTGATACATCTCGTTCAAAATTAACCATTATAAACAATCCCGATGAAAATAGTGAAATGTCTTTAGAAGATGCTCAACAATTAGCAAAAACTGAAGTTTTAAATTCCTTTAAAAAATCAATTTCAAAAAGAAAAAATCTTTTTTCAAAAATTAACGGTATAGAAAATATATAACATTATTCATTTATGTAACAAAAGGAGATAAAAATGGTAACATATAATGAAGCTTTAGAACAGTCATTAAAATATTTTAACAATGATAATTTGGCAGCGACTGTTTATTTAGGAAAATATGCACTTAAAACTCCTGATGGTGATATTTTAGAACCAGATCCATCTTATATGCACAAACGTCTTGCAAAAGAATTTGCAAGAATAGAACAAAAATATCCTAACCCAGTTAGTGAAGAAAGAATATTAAAATATTTAAACAATTTTAAATATATTGTTCCACAAGGTAGCCCTATGGCTGGAATTGGCAATCCTTTTCAAATAATGTCAATAAGCAATTGTTTTGTTATTCCAAGTCCGTTTGATTCAATGTCAGGGATTAAATACACAGCCGCTGAAGAAGCTGAAATTATGAAACGTAGAGGCGGCGTAGGTTTCGATATTTCTACATTACGTCCAAAAGGTATGAAAACTACAAATGCCGCAGGAACGACTGATGGCATTGAAGTATTTATGGAAGATTTCTCAGATACATGTCGCCGAACGGCTCAAAATGGTCGTAGAGGCGCTTTAATGTTAACAATTTCAGTACATCATCCAGAAATAAGAACATTTATAAACATTAAGAGAGATTTGAAAAAGGTTACTGGTGCCAATATTTCTATTCGTATCTCTAATGAATTTATGAGAGCTGTTAAGAATAAAGAAAAGGTCCAATTAAGATTTCCTGTGGATGAAAAAGAAAATCCAAAATATCAAGAATATGTAGATGCGGCTGAACTATGGGATGAAATTATTAGTGCTGCACATAATTCGGCAGAGCCAGGATTATTGTTTTGGGATAATATTTTAGATTATTGTCCAACTACTTCATATCCAGAATTTAAATCTATTTCTACAAATCCTTGCATTGTTGGTTCAACACTTATTGCAGTTGCTGACGGTAGAAATGCTGTTACAATTGAGCAACTTGCCAATGAAGGAAAAGATGTCCCTGTTTACTCCACCAACCTTGAAACAGGTGAAGTTGAAATTAAATTGGGTCGTAATCCTCGTAAAACCGGCAATAAAAAAGAAGTTTTCAAACTAACTCTTAATGATGGAAGTGTTTTAGTCGCAACTCCAGATCATAAAATTCTGTTAAAAACTCTTGAATATAAACAGTTAAAAGATTTGCAAGTAGGTGATTCTATTTTTCCATTTTACAGCTACAACAACAATGGTTATCGGCAGGTTGTTACAACAAAAGAAGAGATTGAATCATTTCCTGAAATGAAGGTTTCTTCAATTGAATTTATGGGATATGAAGATGTTTACAACATTACTGTTGACGATAATCATAATTATCATGTAATTACAAAACAAAAAGATGAAAATTGCATTACATCTTCTGGTATTTGCATTAAAAATTGCGGTGAAATAACTCTTTCAGCATATGATAGTTGTAGATTGTTGTTAGTAAACACATATAGTTTTGTAAATAATCCTTTTACAAAAAATGCTTATTTTGATTGGGTATTATTCGAAGAAGTGGCTAAATTAGCCCAAAGATTAATGGATGATATTGTAGATTTAGAAATCGAATGTGTAGATCGCATCCTACAAAAAATAGAAAAAGATCCAGAACCTGATCATGTTAAAAATATAGAAAAAAATCTATGGTTAAATATAAGAAAAGCTTGTGTACAAGGAAGAAGAACTGGGCTTGGTGTAACTGGAATTGGAGATATGGTTGCTGCGATGGGAATGACTTATGGATCAGAAGAATCCATCCGTTTTGTTGAACATGTATATCGTACTTTGTGTTTAGCCTCTTATGCTGAATCTATAAAATTGGCAGAAGAAAGAGGACCATTTCCTGCTTTTTCTTTTAAATTGGAAAAAGACAACTTGTTTTTGAAGAGAATTTGGGATGCTGATCCAAAGCTTTATCAAGAGTATCTTAAATATGGTAGGAGAAATATTGCAAACTTAACAACAGCTCCGGCTGGTTCTGTTTCAATTTGTACTCAAACAACATCAGGTATTGAACCGGTATTTCTTATTTCTTACAAAAGAAGGAAAAAGATAAATCAAAATGACGAACAAGCAAGAGTTGACTTTGTTGATAATGTTGGAGATAAATGGCAAGAATACAGAGTTTTTCATAAAGGATTTGTGGATTGGGCAAACGTTAATGGTATAGACTTGTCTAATGTTACAAATGAAAAAATTGAAGAATTAATAAAAATTTCTCCATATTACAAATCCACATCTAACGATGTAGATTGGGTAGCAAAGATTAAAATGCAGGCAGCAGCACAAAAATGGATTGATCATAGTATTTCAAACACTACAAATATCCCAGAAGATACTCCAATAGAAATTACAAAACAAATTTATATGACTGGTTGGGAATCTGGCTGTAAGGGTGTTACTGTATATCGTGAAAATTGTAGAAGTGGCGTTCTTGTATCAGATAAATCTGAAAAACAAAAAAATGTTGGCATAATTGAACGTGATGCACCAAAAAGACCAGCCGAACTTGAATGTGATGTTTATCACCATACAATCGGTGGTGAAAAATGGGTTATATTTGTTTCATTGCTTGAAGGCAAACCATATGAAATTATGGGCGGTCTTTCTAATCACATTAATCTTCCAAAAAGAGTGAAAAAAGGAAAAATTGTTAAAAACACAAATTCATCTGGGAAATCCAGATATGATTTCCATTATGATTATCAAAATCCAGAAGATGAAGTTATAATTAAAGATATTGGAAACATTTTCCAAAATGAAACAAATTCAGCATTTTCCAGAATTTTGTCTTTGGCATTAAGACATGGTACTCCTGTCCAATATGTTGTTGAACAATTAATAAAAGGTTCTGATAAAGAATCTGATCTTTTTTCTTTCTCGAAAGCAATGATAAGAGTTCTTAAAAATTATATCAAGGATGGTACAAAACCAACAAAGAAAAAATGTGATGTTTGCGAATCAACAAATCTAGCTTTTCAACAAGGATGTGTAACTTGTCTAAATTGTGGCGATTCAAAATGTTTATAATATAAATTAAAATAATAAAATATATAAGGATACAACTTAATAGTTGTATCCTTTTTTTATGGGTTAAAAAATGATTTATACAATAATTGTGGCAAGTTCAGAAAATAGAGTAATTGGGAAAGATAATAAACTGCCTTGGAAATTACCAGAAGACATGTCGGCACTTAAATCTTATACAATGGGCAAAATAGTGCTGATGGGTAGAAAAACATTTGAATCAATTAGGAAACCCCTTTCAGGTCGTTATAATGTAGTTATAACAAGTCAAGCCGCTGAATTTAATGAAAAATATAAAATGGATAATTTAATATTTTTTCGTAGTTTTGAAGAATATTTCGAATTTGTACCTTTTTTAAAAAAATTACCTGAAAAATATAATGAAACTTGCATTTTAGGAGGATCAAAAATATATGAAAAATCTTTAGATTTGGGAATTGTTTATAAAATATTATGGACAATTGTGCATGTTAAAATAAATGGCGATGCATATTTTCCAGAAATTGATTTTCAAAATTGGTTACTTGTAAAACAAAATGTTAAAGAAAAAATAGATCCTAATTCTTATCTCATAGATGATTCTGAAAAAAAACCTTTAAAATATTCAACTTTTTATTTTATAAAAGATTAATGACTTTAAAAAAAAATATTGTTTTGTTATGATTGTTTTATGGCAATGAAGGTTAATGAATTTAGTCAAATAGCTAAAGAACTAGTAGTAATTTTAAATGAAAAAAATAAAGCTTATGGAAATGCTTTTGATAAAGCAGAAGATTTTTTAAAAATTTTATTTCCAAATGGAATCACTACAGAACAATATGCAGATATGCTCTGTATTGTTCGAATATTTGACAAATTAATGAGAATTGCAAATAAAAAAGATGCATTCGGAGAAAGTCCTTATGTTGATTTGGCCGGTTATGCGTTACTTGGAGAAAAGAAAACTAGAGAAATAAAAAGAAAAAAGCAAAAATTAAGTAAATAAATATTTATTTCTATTTTTTATTATTGAATAAAATTTACAAACGAGAATTGAAAAATGAAAATAATAAAAGAAGAAGTTTTAGGAATGCGCGGTGGATGGGTTATAAAAGCGCGTATTGTGTTATATCATAACCATCAGCGCAGAGCAGAATTATATTTAGAGAAAGTTCCAAATGTGGCTTTCCAAGAAGTAGGTTGGACTGTTGAAGAATTGGCAGAATTACATAATGCATTAGTTAAATGGAAAGAAAAAAATAAAGAGCCATGAATGAAAATTATTATGAAATTTTAGGTATTGATAAAAACGCCAACCAAGAACAAATTAAAACCGCATTTAAAAAATTAGCATTTGAATATCATCCAGATAGAAATCCTGGTAATTCGAGTGCTGAAGAAAAGTTTAAAAAAATAAACGAAGCTTATCAAGTGCTTTCAGATCCAGAAAAAAAGGCTCAATATGATATGGAGCTTAATGGATTTCCTTCGGGGTTTGATCAAGATGCAATCCCAACTGAGGAAATGTTAATATCAATGTTCCGAAATTTTTTTGGAACAATTCCAGATTTTGATTTTCGAAATCAAAACAAAAATAATATTGATGGTTTTTTTACAATAACAATAAGGGAAATTGTAGAAGGTTGCATAAGAACACTTAAGACAAAATTAAAATTTGGTTGTAAAACCTGTTCTTGCTCTGGAAAAAATTTACAAAAACCAGAAGGTGATTGTCCCACATGCAATGGAAAAGGTATTATTTTCAAAAAATTTAGTGAAAGAATGTTTGTTAATACAACTTGTACAACTTGTTTTGGAATGAAGAAAAAATATCCTATTTGTGAAGAATGCAATGGAGTTGGATTTATAGAAAAAGAACAAGAAGTGCAAGTTAGAATCCCACCAGGATTTATGGGAGGTTTAGTTGAAGTAACAGTGTTTAATGATGAACTTAAATCAAAAACAAAAGCTGTTTTTAAAGTTGATCTCGATATTCCTCAAGATATAAAATTTGATAATGAAAAAAATGTTATTAAAACATTAAAAGTTAAATATTCTGATATTGTACTTGGAAATGATAAGTTTGTTGTTGATTTATTAGAAAAAGGAACAGTTACAATTAAACTTCCTCCACGAATAAACAAAGAACTTCGATTAAAAGGTAAAGGAATACCAGTGACACCGCACGCTAAAGAAAGAACAGATTTGTTTATTCGAATTGTACCATATATTCCGGAAAATCCCACTTCAGAACAATTAAAAGCAATTGAAAATTTAAAATCAGTTGGACTTTAGACACTTAAACAAAATTATATAAAATATTGTTAAAAGGAATAAAAAATGTCAGAAACAAAAGATAGAAAATTTTTTGGTTTAGATGATGTTGTTATTTTTCAAATTAGAGAATTAATACAATTAGCAATGTTAACTCAAACAAATTTAGTTGATCATATGCGTCAATTAAGATTTGAAGAAAGTCAAGAAAAACCAGGGTTCTTGACATTAACACCTGAATATGTACAATATCACAATAATGTCGTTGAAGGTTTAATGAAGCAAGTTGAAGAATTAACAAAAACAGTAACTGAAACCGAATCTAATGATAAAGTTTCTAACTGAAAATTTTAAAAAACATTAACTGTTATTACTAACACTTCAAAACAGTTGTAACAACTGCTATCCTTGTGTTATGGAAACTAATGTTAAATATATAATAGTATATCAAAATAAAATTGTTGGAAAATTTAAGGACCCAGTAAAGGCAATAAGAATAAATCGTTTAAAATATCCAGCAGGATCGGAAGTTTATAAAGTACTAGAAGATAATAAAACAATTTTGCTTGCAAAAAATGTAAAATATTAAGCACTCATGAATGATGAAGAATCAATACTAAATTTTGAAAGGTTTCAAAAAAAAGTTTTTGAAAATTCTGAATTAATTTATAGCATTGAATATGATAAAATTCTTATGGAGCTTGTTGTTTCTTTTACAACAGGTGTAAAATATAAATATTTTGGAGTAGATCAAGAGATAGTTGATAAATTTTGTTCTGATAAAAGTCCCGGACGATTTTTTAATATTTTTTTTAGAAAAGGTAAATTTAAATCAATAAAAGTTGATAAATAAGTATTTGTTTTTAAACTATCAATAGTAAATTGTAATTCAAAAAATAAAATATATTTTGAATATATTATCTTTTATTAATTTATTGTTATTTCCGAAAATAATATTTAAACTCTTATAACAAAAATGTTTTGTTTTTTTTATCAGATAAAATAAAATGATTTTAGATTTAATTACAGCATTAAATTTTCTTTTTGCTTTATCAATAATTGTTTTATTAAAAATTGATATACGCAGAAATTTTATTAGATTTTAATATGGAGTTCAATATGTCAGAAAAAGAAAAAGTAGAATATGTTGTCAACGTTTATCATCTTGAAAAGGCACTTGATCATTATAGAGATTATTTGCTTGTTAAATACAAAACCAGGTTTTTAACGCCAGCATTTATGGAAATATTGCAAAATGATTTGGAGCAATATCAAAAACTACAAGCAAAAAGAGAGACTAATCCTGTTTGGCAAGTTCCTGTAAAAGTTATTGGAGATGCAAGAACAAACAATATTGATGTAACAATACAAGATCATGTTTTAATTAAAGGATAATTTTTAATTGGGTAATAAAATGAAAATATTTTTTAAAAGAACTCCTGTTTTATCTCAAACATCTTTAAAATCTTCTTCTTCATTTTCTTCTTCTTTATCCGAAAAACATGTTGTAACTATAACAAACTCAATGATGGATAAAACCAAACCTATTATTGAAAAAGTTAAAAAAAGAGGAAGACCTTCAAAAAAAGATATTGAACAAAAAGCAAAAGAAAAATTAGAACTTGAAAATAAAATAAAAGATGAGTTGCGAAAAAAAGCTGCAACAATTATTCCAGGAACAGTTGTCTATGTAAATAATACTTCTGTATCAGTTGACATTCCAATTTTTAAAGTGGGTGATTATGTTAAAGATAAAACAGGAATCAGTAAATTTGTTCACAAGGGAATTGTTGTAAGACATGATGTGGGTTCTCGATTTGTTTGTGTTGATTGGAAAGATGGTTCAAGACAATGGCATGCTGCTACAAGTTTGGAAAAAATAACATATAAAGAATATAAAAAACGCGAAAGAAACGAATTTTATTCAAAATCATTAAGTGAAGAAGTAGAGACGGCAAATTTGTCTGATTCTGATAAGTTTCTTGTTGACGTAAATGAACAAGATAGAGTATATATAGAATAGAAAATTAATCGAGTATAAAAACCCCGCACCTGCATACATACTCGCACATGCGGTGCTGTATATATAGAATAGAAAATTAATTGAATAAATTTATTAAGAAATTGCAAAATTCAATTTCTATTTAATTTTTTATTTTAATGGCGTAAATGTAAACAATAATAACAACAACAAAATTCAATTTATTTTATTAAAATTTGTTAAATTAATATAAAAATAAGATTATTGTATTAATTTTTAATTTGAAAAATTAGGAGAAGTAATTTAAATGAATGAGAATTTTAAAAATAATGAAGTTCGTCCACCAAGAAAATTTGTCGGATTGCATGCCCACAGTACTTTCTCAATTGGAGATGCTATAGGATTACCACAAGAGCATATTGACTTTGCTTTGAAAAATGGATCAGATGCACTAGCATTAACTGATCATGGAAATATGAATGGAATTAGTCATCAACAAATGAAACAAGCAGCTCTCGATAAAGCTGGAATTAAATTTAAAACTATTCCAGGAATTGAGGCTTATTTTATTGATGATCTTGATCAGTGGAAAGCATTGAAAAATGCTCAAGCAATTAAAAAAATAAAAGAAAAAAAGGAAAAAAAAATCAAAACAGAAGAAAATTCTCTTGATGCAATTGGTAACGAATTTGCAGATTTGGAAGAAGAATTAACAAACAAGGAAAAAGATGAAGAAGAAGAAGGAGAAACAGTAGTTGAAGATGAAGAGAGTTCAAAATCAAAAATTTTCGATCCTTTAAAACAAAGAGATCATATTGTTTTATTGCCAAAAAATACAGAGGGTCTAAAAGCAATTTTCAAATTAACAAGTAAGTCTTTTATAGATGGGTTTTATGGATATCCAAGAATAGATTTGAAAATGTTAGAAGAACATGTAAAAGGAAATGTTATTGCTTTGCAAGCTTGTTTGGCCGGTAACCTGGCCAAAATCATTTACGACAATCTTCCCGAAGGCGACATTAAATCAATGGGTCCTGACACAGATCATGATTTTGACAAGGTCCAAAAAGAACTTGAGAAAAAACTAAGAATTTTTCAACAAATTTTTGGCAAAGAAAATTATTTTCTTGAAATTCAAGCGAATAAATTGCCAATTCAACATTTAGTTAATAAACATTTTTTATTTTTAGCTAAAAGAACAGGAACTCCTATTGTTGCCACGGCTGATTCTCATTATGCAAATCCTGAACATTGGCGCGCTAGAGAAATTTACAAAGCAATGGCTTGGGCATCTAAAACAAAAAAAGATGTTGATGTAAAAACCTTGCCAGAAAAAATTGATCAATTAAAATGTGTTCTTTATCCAAAGAATCATGAACAAATGTGGGAAAGTTTTGTTGAATATACAAAACCTTACAAAAAACATTTTGAAGAATATATGCAGGATATTTCAGATGCAATTGAAAGAACATACACAATTGCACATGAAATGATTGATGAAGTTAGAATAGAGAAAAAAGTAAGATTACCAGGAATAGACAAACTTATCTCAGAAGAAGATAAAAAGAAATTAATAGAAAAATATGGACAACTTTCGGAAGAAGATCTTTTATTTAAACAACTCGTTAATCTTTCTATAGAAGGTTTAAAATTTAGAAAAAAACAAAATAAAAAAGAGTATATTGAAAGACTTAAAAAAGAACTTGAAGATATTAAATATTTGCAAAAAAATACAAAATTTGATTATGTAAAATATTTTTTGACATATAAAAAGATTATGGATATTACAAGTAAAAAACTTTTTACAGGAAATGGACGCGGTTCTGTTTCTGGAAGTATGCTTGCATATGTATTAAATATTTCTCAAGTGGATCCAATTAAATTTGGAACACTTTGGGAAAGGTTTCTTTCAAGAAAAAAGAAAAGCGCCGCAGATATTGATAACGATTGGTCTGATAGAGACGAAGCAGTAAAAATGCTAAGAGAATATTTTGGATTTGAAAACGTTGTATCTGTTTCCAATTTCAATCAACTTCAATTGAGATCTTTAATTAAAGACGTTGCCAGACTTTATGGTATTCCCTTTGAGGAAATCAATGCAATGACTTCTAAAATTGAATTGGAAGCAATGACTGCTGCCAAGTCTCAACCAGGATTTGATCGTCAAACTTGGGTTTTAACTTTTGAAGAAGCGGAAAAAAATTCAGAAACATTTCGAAAGTTACTTGAAAAATATCCTTCTTTTAGCGAAACAATAAAAATTTTATTTAAACAAATGAGAAATATTTCTAGACATGCTGGCGGGGTTGTTATAACAGATCAAGCACCTGATATTATGCCAGTTATCAAATTTGGGGGTATTTTACAAACACCATGGCCAGAGGGCCTAAACTATCGTCATCTTGAAGAGTTTGGTTTATTAAAATTCGATATTCTTGGGCTTGGTACATTAAGAATTTTTGAAGAAGTAGTTAGAAAAATACTTATAAAACAAGGAAATCCAAATCCTACATTTGAAGAAATTAAAAAATGGTTTTGGGATAACCTACATCCAGACAACAATGACATGGATGATCCAGCGGTATACAAACATGTTTTTCATGATGGACACTACATGGGTATTTTCCAGTTTGTACAACCAATGACGCAAAAATTTATGCGTCAAATGAAACCAAAAAATATTATGGATATTGCAATTGCGACTTCTATCTTTCGTCCAGGACCGTTGCAATTGGGTGTTGATAAAATGTTTTTGGAAAACAGAAAAAACCCAAAAAAAGTAAAGCTTGCACATCCTTTATTAGAAGAAATTCTTAAGGAAACGGAAAATCTTTTAATTTTTCAAGAACAATTACAAATGATTTATCATAAGCTTGCTGGAGTTCCTCTTGAAGAAACAGACTCTGTTAGAAAGGCATTTACGAAAAAAGATATTTCTAATAAAGAACAAGCAATAAAGGAACGAGAAGAATTAAAAGAAAATTTTTTGAGGCTTTGTAAAAGTGCAAATAATATAGATCCTGAAATTTCATCTAAAATATTTGATGAAATGGAAGCTTTGGTTGCCTATTCTTTTAATAAAAGTCATGCAATTGCTTATGCAATTACAACATATCAGTGTGCTTGGTTTCTTACTTATTATCCAGATGAATGGGTAACTACAAATATTGATTATGCAACTATTAGCAAAGGAAAAATAATTGGAAAAGAAGATCCAAAAACTGTTGCTATTATGGAAGCACAGCAACTTGGATATAAAATTAAGAAAGCAGATATAAATTATTCAGCATACGGATTTACATCTAAAAACAAAGATTTGTATCCTGGTTTTGCTTCAATGAAATACACTGGATTAGCTGTTTTTCAGGAAATTGAAAAATTTCGCCCATATAAAACCTTAGAAGATCTTTTAATAAATCCTGATGGGTCTTGGAGACATTCGAAATTTAATAAAAGAGCACTTGCAACACTTATTCAATTAGAAGCTCTTGATTCTATGAATTTAATTGGAGAAGGTAAAACATTTAAAAACTATCGTCAAATTTACTTGGCTTTAATTGAAAATTATGACAAACTAAGAACTATATCAAAAAGGAAAAAAGATAATTCAATAAAAAATGAATTGGAAAAAATAATCCAAAGCGTTCAAGAAGAACCAGATTGGACAAAAGAAGAAAAAATTCAAAATTTTCTTACTTTGGCAGGCTCTATAAATACTAGCCTTATTATTTCAGATGAAAAAAAGAATGAATTAGAAGAGCTTGGTTTTTCCTCCATTGATTTTTGTAATGAAAACTATGGAAAACATTGGGCAATAATTTCTAATGCAATTAATGCAACCACTAAAACAGGTAAACCTTATATTAAATTAACATTGTTATCAGAAACGAATAACAAATATGATTGCTATCTTTGGAACTATAAAGGTAAAGCAGAAGATTTTCCTTTGTATAGTGTTATTGTTGGTGTGTTTTCAAAAACAAATTATGGTATATCTGTAAATGCCGGAACTTTAAACATGGTTAATACTTAATTTTATTTTAAATAAATAAAATTTTATAATAAAAGTAATTTTATTAGATGAAATTAGTTTATATGTTTATAAAATCAATAAAATTAAAATTTTTATAATAATATGGATATTCTGCTACAATCTGAGGTTCATAAGGAAAAATTGAAGTGTTGTCTTTAAAATTTCCTATTCCTTTTTCATTCTGTTGTATTTGGTTATTTTTTAAATATTGTAATTCTTTTTCGTATTTTTTTATTAAATTTTTAATGCTATTTTTATTTACTTCAGGATCATTTAGTCTATCCTTTAAATAAGATATAGTATCTTCGAATTCTTCTATAGTTTTTGGATTTGCTTTTTTATTTAACAATAATAAAGCATATTCATAACTTTCTATTCTTCCATATTTACCAATTTTATTATTTTTAAGCATATCTGCAAGATAAGTGGAAACAACAAGATAAACATCATAAGTTAATGAATTAGTTATATTCCTAATATTAATAAGAATATAAAAATCAGCTCCTTCTATTTTTTTTTGTGTTTTTTCAAAATCTCCTAATCTTTTAGCCCCTTTTGTAGAACTTGGACCCAAATAAACACCATTTTTTCCAAATACTCTAATTTCAATGTTTCCTTCTTTTATTTCTTTACTGACATCATCTATTATTCTATATTTTAGATCGTATGGTGCATTTCTTCCTAAACTTTCAACATCTAAATTCATTTTTTTTAATCTATTTAAAACAGTCTTTTCAAGAACTTTACCCAAAAACGCCCCATCTTCTAATAAATCTGAAATTGTTTTTGGATTATCATTTTCTTCATCGAAACCTTTTGCAATTAATAATGGATTTATTTTACCTGTGTAAAGTTTAATAACATTATCAATTTTTGCTTGTGTAAAAATGTTGTTTATTTGCGAACTAAATTCACTTCTCTCAAAAAGTATTGATTCTAACATATATATACTTCCTATTTATTACTAATAATTATATATTGGTGGATTTATGTTATTAAACGAAAAAGATATTAAAAATATAGTAAAAAAATCATTGATTACAACTCTTAAAACAGAAGGGTTGATTAAAGAAAATATTAATAATCAAAAAAAACAACCATCAGTTATAAAAGAAGCAGTAATTTTAAGTACAAAAACATTCGTGTTAAAAACAGAAACATTATCTAATATAACAAAAGAAAATCATTTTCGATTATATAAAAATTATGTAGAATCTTTTAATAAGATTTCTTCAAAACTAGATACAGTTGATAAAATTTCTGATCCAATTAACAGTAACGATTCTGATTTTAGAAGACTAAAACAGGATGAACAAAATAATTTAAATGCAGTTAAATTACATGAATTATACTTTGATAATATATCTGATTTAGCCTCAAATATTGGAATGGATAGTATTCCTTATATGAGACTTTCTAGAGATTGGGGATCTTTTGAAAATTGGCAATTTGATTTTCGTGCATGTGGTTTAGTAGCAAAAGAAGGTTGGGCAATATTGTATTGGGAACCTTTTAAACAAAGATACATGAATTGTTTTGTCGAGAAACACACCGAAGGTATTCCTGTTTGCGGAATTCCAGTCCTTGTAATAGACACTTGGCACCACGCTTGGTTTAGAGATTACCCATCGGAAGATGGAAAAATAAATTATTTACATGCTTGCATGAGAGAAATTAATTGGAATGTTGTTGAAGCAAGAATGTTAATAGCAGAACAATCAAATGTACATCAAATATTTTTAGTGAAACCAGTTGCAAATCCAAATTCAGAAACTCAAAGAGGGGACATTAGAATAGCAAATGTTCCACCTATAAACAAGTCACAAATTACAGATAAAATTTATGTTGGAAAATAAAATGAAAAAGAAAAAAACATTATCAAAAATACTTTTTGAACAAGAATTGTTTACGATACCATCGGTAAGTCCTGATGAGACAGTGCAACCGCAAAATTATTCAATTGATGAAAGAGTAGATAAATTTCTTATTCAATATGAAAGAGAATCAAATCCACAGGCCGCTAGATTTTCTCAAGATTCTGGAATAGATAAGGCTTTAACTTCGAAAAGTGGAGCGCAAGGTGCTTGGGCTGGTTTTGTCGGTGGTCAAGCTGCTACCACAGTTCCAATTTCAATACCAAATGCCATTCAAGAAAAATACAGAAAAAAAACATTTTCAATGATTCTAGAACAAGAAGACCCAATGGCTGCTCTATCTGGTGGTGGTGGAGACATGGGTTCTGGTGGAGACATGGGTTTAGCGACAGACTTTAATGCTGGCATGAATGATACAACGGATACTTCTAATCAACCGGAAGAGCAACAAAAATCTTTTGTTCCAAAACCACAAATTAACTTATCTTTATTTACAAACAAAATTGCAAGACTTATAAATAATTTCGAAAATCTTGTAGATCCAAAAACAATTTTAGTAAATAGAGTTTATGCTTTTTTAAGACAAAACTATGATGAAAAAACAGCAAAGGAATTTCTTATAACTCTTGAAAACACATATAATATTTCAAACAGAACTCAAATGCAAAAAAGAATAGATTTAGTTGGTGAAATTCCTTTCGCTGTAGGTGCCGGTAGTAATTCCAATAGTTAGAGATAAAAATATGATTGTTACGGATTGCAACAGAAAAAAATTAAGTCTTGATATTGCAGTACCAGAAGAGGCTTTAATAGAATTTCGTAAACTTTTATTCTCTAATGGGTTATCAGTACAAGAATTTTTAGGTTTTTTATTTATTTTATCACAAAAAAGAGAAAGTAACTTGCTTAATCTTATTGAAATGGCTAAACAAGAAAAATATAAAAATAATAATTGTAAACATTCTTATTCGCGACCATTATCAATAAATGGTTTATATAGTTTGCTTGAACAAAGGTCCCCGATAAAAAATCAAAAATAGTTCAGGAGAAATAAAATGAGTTTTTTTAAAAAAATTTTTCAATTTCTTACAACCCAAACAGAATTGTATGCCGTTGAAAAAAATAATCTTGAAAATTCTAAAGATTCTCAAGTTATTATTCCAATTAATGAAACAGATAGCAAATATTCTGAAATATTAAAAGAAATAAAATCATATAATGATTTACAAGAACCACAAAAGAAAATTTTAGATGTTTTGTCAGTTTTAACCGCAGAGATTGTATCTTTAAAAAAAGATATAAACAATATTCAAAATGTTTTAAAAAATCAAAACATTATTTTGGGTCAGCTTGCTAATGATACAAATAAAATATGGAAAGATTTAAATGCATTTTTCAGTTTAATTGCTGAAAATTTAGATATGTATAACCATATGGAGCAAGATGATACTTATATAGAAGAAGCATTTGAAAGTTTAGATGATGTATCTGAAATAAAACAAAACGCTAATAAAAAAAAGGGAAAATTTGGTTTAAACTAAAATGAAAATTGTTGTTGCTAATATAAAAAAATACTGGTATTATTTTACAATTGGAATTTTAACAATTGTATATTTTTTTTTGTTTTTTGGTCAGCGAAATAAAGTTAAAAATTTTTTAAACATTTTACAATCTCAATTAGAAGAAAATAAAAAAACTATTGAAGAACTTAAAAAAATAAGAGAAGAAGAAGAGCAAAAAAGAAAACAAATAGAAGAAAAATATCAACAAACAATAAAAGAAATAGAAAGAACTCACAGGGAAGCAATTGCAAATCTTGACAGACAAAAAAAAGAAGAAATAAAAAAAATTATAGAAGAATTACAGGATGATCCTAATAAAATGGCAGAATCTATTCATAATCTTTTAGGGATACCAATACAATGAAACAAAAAATTTTTTTTATTTCTATTTTTCTTACCGCTTGCTCTGCAAGACAGCGACAAGAATTAGCACCACCAAATTTTATACCTGTGGATGCATCACAAATTTATTACGTTGACAGAGATGCATATCAAATAACATTACCAACATCTTCTGAAGTGTCAATTAATCTTCCTATAACGGATGGTGGCGGTCCAAATGGAGAAATAATAGTTCCGATGAGAGCTGGGCAACAAGCTCCTTTTAATGGAGTTTTATTTAATGGACCAGCTGTAGCACGGGTTAATGTGGAATTTAGAGCACAACAAGCGCAGTGTTTAATTAATCGTCGAGCTGATATTGATCGAGTTGTTGCAATGTCTTTAAGAGATATTGATAATTTAAACGCTTCAATTGAAGCACAACGAAGGACATATGAAGCAATTATAAGAAACAGAGATTCTGAAATTAACAGATTGTATAATTATGCCAGAAACAGTAATCAACCAGTTAATTATTGGCCTTATGTTGCGGTTGGGCTTGCTGGAATAACGGTTGGAGTTGTATCTACTGTTACTATTTATTTTTTAACTCGATAATAAATATCTAATTTTGTCGAATATTTATTTTAAACTATTTTGGAGTAAAAAAATGAAAGAAAAAATTGTAGAAATGACCGCAAAAGAATTACGTAATTATCTTACAAGAGCAGTTAGAAAAGAAATTGCTAAAAGATTATTAAAAGAAAATGATGATTTCATTGGGAGTGAAGATTCTAAAGAAGATATTAATTTTGATCATGAAAAAGAAAAAGCCAAACAAGAACTTATCAGATTGCTTATAGATAGAACAGGTCAAGGCAGTGCCTATAAACTAGATATCTCTGATGAATTTCTTGATTTTATATCTAAACATGCGGAAAAATATAATTTAGAAAATCTTAAATATGTGAAATCTCTAGAAGATTTGGCAGAAAAAATAATTTCTGCTTATTCAAATGTTAGTTCTAGTGATCGTTGGCGAAGAGCTAAAAAATATGCAGATGATCTTGTAACAAAGTTTATTGTTCAAAAAGGTTTAAGTAAATATGAATATCGTAAAGCGAAAAGTGAAGAAGAAAAAAATAAAGCTTTTAAAGGTAAAGAAGAAGAGTTTATGGAATATATAAATAGAACTTTAACCAGCTATGCTAAAAGATATAGAAAATCTAAAGATTTTGTTTTTAATAAATTTGTTGAATTTTTGAAAGATCAATATCCTAGTGTTATTCGCAGAACTGATGATAACATTACTGCAATTACTGTTTACGTAGATTTTATGAGTAATACACCACCTGTTAATAGATCGGTTCAAACTGATGTTAGAGCATTTCTTGACATTTTCCAAATTAAAAAAGGTATTGAGGATATAGAAAATGAACTGAAAAAACCAGAACCAGAAGAAGAAGAAGAGGAACAAAGTATAGAATACGCTAAGGTTACACAAGTTGATGGATCAAAACTCAGAGAAATTGCGTCTGCTCTTGGAGTTACTGAAAAAGCTGTCAATGATATTCTAGCGGCAATACCACCTGGAAAGGTGAAGGCGATATATGATGTTTTGTATAACGCTGTTACAAGAGGAAACGCTGGGGAAGCTAAAAGAACTCTTGAATCATATGACGCCATTGCTCAACGAGCAATAAGAATGGCAGTGAAAGAATATATAATGCTAATTGAAGATGCTATTGATAACATACCTGATCCAGATGGAAATCTTACAGCAACAGATTTGGCATTGAAAATAGAGGAAGAGGGACTTTATGATGGAGTGACACAGCAAGAAATACAAAATGAAATGATTGGATTGAATCGTATTGCAGAAATTGTAAATGATCCAAAATATGCAGATAATGATCTTTGGAAAGATCTCGTTGGTGAAATGCTGCGTCTAGATTTAACAAAGAAAGTCGTAGTTAAATCTGGAGATACAAGAATTAGTTCTCCAAATGTATTTAAATCTTTCCAAAATCTAGTGGCAAAAACTGTTGGAATGATTGATCCAGCATCATTTAAAAAGGATGGAGCTGGACGACCTAATGCAGCAATTAAAGCAAGAATGGATAAAGCACAAGCAGCTGCCAGTGAAATTGGATATCAAGGAAAAATTAAAATTGGAGATATTGAATCTAAAATTAATAAATCAACTAGAAAAAAATAGTTTAATTTAAATTAATTATAAACTGCATTATTTAGCAATGGGGGGAAATAGGGGGTAAGTGTGCGATAAATAATTACTCCAAACCTTGAATCGCCTTCGATAGATTGAAGGCGTCGAAAGAGAGGTATTGATTAAATGACTAAAACAGAAAATGTAAAACAAGACCTAGCAAAAAAAATATCTGATTACATCCGCAAAAAAATCCCAACAAAAGATCGTGAAAATTTTGCAATTTTTGTCAAGAAACAAATTAAGGACAAAAATATTCAAAATTTACTTACTCCTGATGAAATTATTGAAGAAATTGGAATAATTTTCAGCGACAAAATTATTCCTTATGGTCTTTCTTTAAATCAAATTATTGATGCATTTAAAACTTGGAATAAAAATTCTTCAATGTTTAAAGGTCTATCATCTATTGATGAAGAAAAAATAGAAGAAGATAATTCTGTTAATGTAACAGCGGCAGAAACAGGTGGTATGAATCTAAAAGAAATTGGATCCACACTAGACCCAGGTCGTTCAATTTCTGCAACAGCAGTTAATCAATTGATCGATAAACTTATTCCAAGTGAAAAAAACCCTGATGCTAAACTTGCTAAATTCAAAGAAATTCTTAAAAACAGTTTGAGTAATAAAGAATATTCTAATGAATTCTTTTTAAAAATAAAGAAAGCACAAATTAAAGCAGCTGGTATGTTTGTTGATTATATTGAACAAGCAAGAAATGAAGATGATATTGTTACACCAGATGCAATTGTAGCTGTTTTAGAAGCTGCTAAACTTTATGAATCTCATGACAAGGAAGATCGTGATAGAGAATATATGATGCTTGAACTTTTTGCTAAATGGGCAAATGATATTGAATTGAGCAATGATGATGCTTGGAAAGATCTTGTGATGGAAGCTCTTATTGAAGATTACAATACATCACCATCACCTCAATATAAAGAAATGTCTCCATTGGATGTTCCTAGACATGAATTGAATATTATGAAAAGTTTTCAAACAATGGTTGCGAATATTATATTCCCACCGCCTCGACGCGGTAGACCACCGAAAAACAAATGATTTTTATAGTATATATTTATTATAAAAATCATGGATAAAGATTCTTATTCCTTAAATTTAGTTAAAAATAAATTAACTTTTAAAATAGATGTAAAACCAGAATATCAATTTGAATTTTTAAATAAATTTTTTTATTATTCTTATAAAGGAGTTAATTTTTGTTTAGAAAAACAAAAAGCAACATTTAATTGCACAATCTTTTCTAATAATGATAATATTTCTTTAACAAAAATAAAATCTGACATTGAAAATATTCTTGAAAAAATAAAAAATGAAAAAAATAATAGGAAATTTTGGTAATATAATAGATTTTCATGGTGATGAAAATCTGGAAATTGATCCTGATTCTATGCTTGATGAGTCAATAATAAAAAGCAACAAAGAAGAAAATATGGAATGTATACAAGCAACTGATAATGGTTTTCTTTGCACTTTTCATTTTGAAACTTCAGACGGTTCTATAAAAGAAATAACATGTATTCTTTTTGAATATAAAAAAATAAGATTAAAACAAATTTATAAATTTTATGTTACAAAAGAAATGCTTTTAAATCTCGTTCCTTTTGATAATAAAATAATATTGAAAAAAATTACATTTGTAAACAATAATAAAGTGTTATATATAAATTCTGGTATAACTAGATTTAGTTATAAATTTTATGGCAGTTTACCCTTGTGCGTTGTTGAATTTTAATATATTTATTTTTGGAGTTATATATGTTACCGAAAAGTAAATTAGCGTTAGATGTTTTTAAAGCAATTGAGTTTCTTTATCTTCATGAACAAGCTCAACAATTTTTACCACAAGAACCAAATATAGCAAATACAAATCCTATGCAACCATTACCGGGACAGGGAAGAGATGAACAACAACAACAGGTTGTTGGTTCAAGTAGTGGACAACCTATTTCCTCAAATGGTGAACCTATAACTGTTGATGTTATTATAGATAGACTTAACATTATTCGAGGTGGTAAATCATTTAGTGAGCCGGAAATTTATAAACAAATTACTGAATTGTTTAATACACTATCCGAACAAGATAAAGTTTCACTTGAATCTTTTTTAACGAAAATGGGTGAAATAGTTAGTAGACCTAATCAAAATAACACCCCACAAACAATAAATGCCAGAACTGTACAAGCACCAATGAATTCACAACCCGCTCAAAATCAACAAACCAACTTAACTGCGAACGCAGAACAAATGTCAATGCAAATGCCAATGCAAGCACCGATGCCAGTAGTAGCTTAATATTTTTTAAATAAGTTAAATTAAAGTTGTTTTAATACAAAGAACAAACTTTGTATTCTTGGACAGCCGCGGAGACAAAATCACTTCACTTTATCAAAGTTTGAAGGTAATTTGTCTCCGTACTTACCCAGGAATACAAAAACATTTTTTGTTTTTTTTAATTATTTTATCTGTTTTTTAAACGAAAACAATAATTGTTTTATTATTTAAAACATAATAAAACAATTTCTTCTTTTATGTAAATGTAATTGACAAAATTGATTTTTATTTATTTAATAAATTTAAAAAATATATATTTTGAATAAAAAAGAAAACACTATTTTTTAATAAATTAATTAAAATAATAACCAAATATTATTTTTATTTTTTCTTTTTTGTTATATGATGTTTGGGTAGTAGAACCATGTCAAAGATAAAATATAGAGTTATTATTAGAGATAAAGATATTCCTGGTATTTTCTGTGTTCCTGCACCCAATGAAAATCATGAAGAAACACTTATACCAAAAAATTCCATTGTTTCATTTGTTGATAAGATTATTTTTCGAGAAAACAATTTTATTGTTATTGAATGGGAAAATAAAAAATTCTTAATTACAGAAAATCAGTTCAAATGCAATTTGTTTAAAATAAATCAAAGATAATAAATAATAACAATGTTAAAAATTTAATAAAATATTAAAATAATAAGAATAAAATTTTTATAATTTTATAAAATAATAAATTGTTTTTTCCTTGTTTTAGTTAACGAGGAAAATATTTTATTTTTTTAAAATTTTAAAAGTTTTCTATTATAGAAAAACACTTTAAACGACAGTGCTAATTTGCTATATTCCTTTCATGAAAGGAAGATGGAACAAATGAACAAGGAAGTATTGAAATCAGTAATGACATCATTAAAACAAGATCAAGAAATAAAAATTAATTTCGTAAGTCAATTTTCTGAATTAAATGGAACTTATAAAGTTGTAAAAACTTACAAAGGCAAGGGTAAAGGTGGCTCTTTAGGCATGGAACTTTCAAATATTGAAACAGGTAATATTCTTAAGTCTATTAAAATTACTGATAAAGATGGTAAAACAAAAGATCATATATTGGGAACACCAACTTCAGATTATATTTTAAATATAACTGTTGATAATGTTTTTTATGGAGCCAATTCTGAGGCTGAAATTCCCAAAGTTTTACCTAGAAATAAAGAAGCGGGTAAAGAGATGAGAGAGTTGTTGAAACCTCTCGTGGGTCGCACAACATCAACAAAACTCAGAATTAAAAGTACAGCAGTTCCAGAATTTACTGGAACTTGGCTAGTTGAAAAAGCAAAATTAAATCCTGGTCGAGGTGGTCAAGTAAGTTTAAATTTAGTTTCTGTAACAGATCCAACTAAAAAAATTGAACTTTGGTCCTATCGTCATGCATTAGTAATCGATGAAATTGAAGAAATTGAATAAAAATAATTGTTTCTATAATTTTTTCAATTTGTAAAATTATTTTGATCAAAACAATAAAGTAGAACATATGATAGGTTTTTTTAAACCTACATGACTGCTTTATTGTTTTGGTCTAGTATTTTTTTGTTATAATGTTTTGTTCCGTAATTATTTTTAACGTCAAAATTTAACAAACATTATTCATATTTAATAAGTAAGATGTTTTGTGAATGAAATTGTTTTAAATTTTGATTTACTATTATTATAAGCAAAATTTAATAAAAAATCTTATCATATGTTAATGTATGGAAAATATAAAATTTTTTGGGGGTATTTTTGAATGTTTTTGAAATTCTTTTCAATTTCTGCATGAAAAATAATCACATTTGGTATTTGTTTAACAATTTAAAAAGTAGGTTTATTTGTCTCAATAATATTTTTGTCTAATTGTAACATTGATTATTATGCATTTTTTTAAAACTATTAAAATGTACTTATATATTAAACATACAATTTGTTGTTGTTTTATGTTTGTTATATAAAATTTCTTAACGATTATAACAAAAATAATTTAAATAATTGTATTATTATATAAAAATTTTCTTTTATTTTATTCCTTTGTTAAGGCATCTTTTAAAACGTTTTTTAATTTATCTTTTAGTTTAAAAGCTTTGGTTGATAAAACGGGTTTATCATAGTTGTTTTTTTGAATTATAGGTTGAAAAGAAGTTTTTGTTTGAAAAGAGGTGTCTTGTATATGTTCTGTTTTATGTAAACCAGTACAAGCGGTTTCAAATATTTCATTAATGAGATCTGGGTCATATATGTTTTCTTTTTTCGGTTCTTCTTTTGAATCATATATTAAAGAATTTATAACATCTTCGGTTAAATAATCTTTAACTTCTTCTTTTATTTTTTGTTTTATTTTTTCTTTTTCTGTATTTGGATAAATAACATCATCTAGGTTTAAATCATCATTAAGTTGATTTTTGAATTTAATTATAAACTGAAACGAATGAAAAATTTTATTTTCTACAAAAATATCAGCTAAACCTTTATAAACTTTTGATTCTGAAAATGTTTCAGGCATAGCTGGTATTTTTATTGTCACTTCATTTTTATTTAAATTTCCAATAAAAAAATAACCAAAATTTTCAGAATCTTTATCTGTTATATAAAATATAACTTTTGTTTTTTTATCTTTTAAATCTATAGAGGGTAATTTTAAATTAATAACAGATTCTTCATCTAAATTTAAAATTAAATCTTTCATTTTATTCATAATATATACGGTTCCGTAATTTGTATTTACTATAAAAGGATATAATAAAATGAACGGAACTGATTTTAAAAATAAGATAGCCAATAAAACAGGAATTCAGAGAGAAATGGAAATTATTCAGGCAATAAATTCAAATATTTTGCCTAGTTTTTTAAAACCAGATAATTTTGTTGAAATAACAATTTCAAGAAATCAAGGCGTTTTGAGATATTTTGTTGCAAGGGATTATTTTAGCATTGGAACAGATGATGACTATCTTTTAACACCATGCACGCCAGTTACCCTTAGGGAATTTTTAAAAACCCTACAGTGCTCATTACCTACTCCGACTATGGTAGATCAGATATACAGACAAGCGAATTATAAAATACCAGCAAAACCTCAAAAACCAATGCGAGGAGAGAGCATCACTTCTTCTCGTTTATATTTTTTAATTGATGATGCAATTAAAAATGAAAGAAAAAAAAGAAACATACCTCAAGATGCTCTTGTTGCAGGTCATAAAAAAGATGTGGTCCTTACAAATGCCTTAACTAAAAAAGAAAATAAAGGTAATGTAGCAATTTATGGCTGGTATTATTCTAATGGTCAAAGAATACAAAATTTAAACAGTAAAGATCATAAAATAGACTATGTAGACTATAGTCATGGTTTACGATTTGTTTCAAATAAATGTTTTTTAAATGGACGAGAGACAACTTTACAAGCAATTTTTACAGATCCAATAAATTGTTTATTTGTACATGACGAACCATTAAGGTTTTTAAATTATTAATACTAATAACCAATTAAAATAATTCTATATGAAATATTTTA